GGCATCGACATCCCCAACGCCAACACCATCATCATCAACCGCGCCGACAAACTCGGCCTGTCGCAATTGCACCAACTGCGCGGGCGGGTTGGCCGCAGCCACCACCAGGCATATGCCTACCTCATCACCCCCAACTGGAACACCCTCGGCAAAGACGCGCAGCGGCGCCTCGAAGCCTTCACCACCCTGGACAGCCTCGGCGCGGGCTTCCTGCTGGCGAGCCAAGACCTCGAAATCCGCGGCGCGGGCGAAATCCTTGGCGACGAACAAAGCGGACAAATCCAGCAAATCGGCATCAGCTACTACCTCGACCTGCTGGAGCGCAGCATCGCCGCGCTGAAAAACGGCGAAACCGCCGACTTTGACGCGCCGCGCAGCACCATCGAACTGGGTGTGCCGGCGCTTTTGCCCGACGACTACATTTACGACCCGCAAGAGCGCCTCGTCCTCTACCAGCGCCTGGCGCAGAGCAAAACCGAAGACGAACTGCAAGACCTCTCCGCCGAACTCATCGACCGCTTCGGCAAACTGCCCGCCGCCGCGAAAGCCCTCATCGCCCGCACCCGCCTCAAACAACAGGCGGAAAAACTGGCCGTTGAACACATCAGCATGAACGAACATGAAACCCGCATCCGCTTTGCCGACCCGACGCGCATCAACCCCGAACCGCTGCTAAAACGCATCCAGAGCGAGCCGCACCGCTACCGCCTAAACAGCAACACCGCCGTAACCCTCAGCCATCCGGACGCACCCGACCTCGAACACCGCCTCGCCGAAGTCGAACAACTCCTCGCGGAAATCGCGCTGACGCCAAACAAACCTTGACAGCAGGCGGATAGCCGCTATCATGCGCGGCCTGTGCCCGGATGGCGAAATTGGTAGACGCAAGGGACTTAAAATCCCTCGGTAGTGATACCATGCCGGTTCGACCCCGGCTCCGGGCACCAAAAGAATTAAATAACAGATTGTTTTATAACGTTTTAATATAGGTTGAGAATACGGTGGGGACAAATTAGGGGCCGTAAGCCTCAAACCCTGCCAGCACCTGCGCCTTCTTCACCGCCTCGTCGGGAAGCGATGAAAGCACCATAAAATGCTCAACCGCTTTCGCCGACCAGCGATAATTTCCGCCCGGTAGTGGTTTCGGGAATTTTCCTTTACTTGCCCAGTCTGAAATCGTTTGCGGCTGTACGCCGTAGATTTCGGCAATCTCTTCCCTGGTTATTGTTTGCAGGTTCATTCTTGCCCCCTTTGCCCATGCAGCGGGCAGCCCGCCGTTATCCAGTAGCCATGTTTTTCGCCGTCGCCCATAATTCCCCTGCCGTGGGCGTTATCCAGTACGGGGCAGGTGCAGCCTTGTTTGATTGCAGCGTCGCTTCCGGGGTTTGGTGTGGTCATGGCGTGTCTCTCATTTCATCGCAACCTGTATTTGCCGCGGCGCCGTCGTGTTTTGCTTTATTTCTCATGGTGTTTTCTTTTCATCGCTAACCCTAAAATTTAATGAATTGGGCAAGATTTGGCGGCGAGTAATCCTTTCCCTTCATTATTTTCCCGTTTCCGTCTCGTAATGCTTTGCCGTTTTCGAACTTACTCCAGTTGCTGCGATTCACTTCAGCAAGCGCTCCCTGTAAATCGTAGCCAAGCACGTAAGCCATACCGATACAGGTGATAATCACGTCGCACAAATCATCTAATGTTGCAGCCGCATCGGTTATTTGTATTCGGGTTGCCCCACTTCTCAACTGGTTCTTCAGGCTATATAGGGGTGTTTTATAGTTGTCACATCCAAGATGTGAAACAAATTCCATTGTTTCTTCTATAACGCAGCTTGCCTGCACATTCTGGTCGAAGATTCCAGGTGAAGGAACTGCTGTGCGGAACCAGTTTTCAATATTTTTAATGATGTCTGTTTGTTTCATTATTTGCTCCTGTTATTCGGGAGCCGCTTACGGCGGCAAGTCGGCATCCTCACCAAAGAGAAAATTGTGGCATTGGCGGATGCTGCGGTGGTTGTTGCGGACACTCACCGCTTGTATGCTTCCCTCTTCCCAGCCGAGGTGAGTTTGTTTTTCACCAGTGTTCCGGCAGCTCTGTTCCGAAGATGTCGCGGATGGTATAAACGGCTATTTCGTATGCGCGGTGTGCGCCTTCGTAATAGTCTTTGTAACGGTTGTGCGGGTCGATTTTGTCTCTGGCTTCGTCCGATTCTTTGGCTAAATACGCTTGCAGTTCCTTTATCTTGGCGATGAGTTGCTCCTTAGTAAGCCGCTGTATTTTCTCGGTCTTGTATGGTGTTTTGAGTTTCATGTTTCCTCCATTATTCGCTGTCGGTGATACGTTGTATCCAGGCATCGTCCGGCGCATTCACAACCAGGCGGTTCCGATGCGCCGCCTCTTCGTTTGGTTCAAAGCTGATTTGCCATTCGTCTTTATTCAGCGGCTTGTCTTCGTTCAGCAAGGACATACCGATGTGCCACATGCCTGCCCTGTTGTATTGGCCGGTGATCAGTACTCCTTCACCGCCGGGGCGCGACACGATGAATGCCCTTATAGAGCCTGCCCCGCTGTCGTCGTGGTCTATGTTGCTGATTCCGTATTCTCCGAAGGTGTCATCCGAAAAACCTTCAAAAATATATTTCTTGCCCATAGTTTCCTCATGCCATTTTCTCGGAAAAAGCTATTGCGGCTTCCTTAGTATGGAAACACAAGCCTTTACTACGTAGGTGTTTATCCTCATCAATATCTAGCCATTTAGTTTCATGGTAGCCATCTTCTGACATAATATCAGGATAATAATAACGTTCTCTCATGCGGACGCCCGGAAGAAACTTTGCAATACGCATCCAGCGGTTGAGCAATACTTGCTCTAAGTCCTTAGACAATACCTTACGCAACGCGTCTCTGCATTGCTCCGCAATATCATCCGAATATAAACCTTTGATTACCGATTCCCACAAAAATGTGTCTTTGTATTGCTCTAGTTCATCTAGCACAACACTAGGGACTTTGTGCCCTTTATTGTTGTGCTTATACAAAGCGATGTAAACTCTTGCCAAGTAATCAAAGCCACCTTTTTCTTCACTATCGGTTACTAACTTAATGAGTTTAGCGTCATCCTTATCAGCTTCTCTTTTACGCTCTGCTTTTTCTTTTTTAAGCGCGACTAATTCTTCTTTAAGCGCCGCCACTTCCTCTCTAAGCCTTTCGTTCTCTTTCGCAGCCCTTGCCTTCGGGTCAAGTACATCTGCTTTCGGGTCGGTCATGGGTGGCTCCTAGAAGGGGATATCGTCGTTAAAGGTTTGCGGGTCGTGGTTCGGCTGTGAGTCGGGAATCAGCCCCGGCTTCTCGCTTTGTCCCCGGTTGCGCGCTTCTTTCTCTGCTTTCGTCATCAGCATCTTTAGCTCGCGCACGTGGATTTCGGTGATGTAGCGGTCGTTACCGTTCTTGTCCTGATATTTCCGCGTCTGGATTTTGCCGTCGATGTACAGTAGGTCGCCGACGTCCACATAGCGCCCGATGATGTCTGCCAGCGGGTTATAGGCGACGCAGTTGAACCATTCGGTTTTTTCTCTCGGCTGTCCGCTCTGTTTGTCATTCCATTTTTCCGTCGCCGCCACGGTGAAGTTGGCAACGGGGTCGCCGTTTGGCATGTAGCGCACTTCGCTTTTGCCCACGCGGCCGATAATTTCTGCCCGGTTCAGCATGTTTGTTTCTCCATTTCTGCTTCCAGTCGCGCGACAAAGGCGCGCAGGTGTTTTTCCAGTGCGGCGATGATTTTTTCGTCGCGCTTGACGTTCAGTATCCACGTGGTCTGCGGGGTGTAGTCGGGGTGGTAGCTGACGAAGTCCCAGCTGTCGTAGCCCGTTACCAGCAGCCCGCCTTGTACTTGCAGCAGGTATTCCCGTGGCATGACACCTTCGAGGATGTAGCGGATATGGGTGGACAACTTCGGGCTTTTGATTTCCAGACCACGGCGCAGCTCCGGCATGATTCCGTCGGGGGATGCCATGACGCTGCGGCTTTCGTCGAGGTACACGCCGCCGATCTGGGTAACGCTGTTGCCGGTGGCAAACTCGTAGGCCAGACGCGCCTGTGGTTCGAGTTCGCTGCCGCGTGTCATGTCGGCGCTGGTGTAGCTGTCGGCAGGCTGCCCGGTGATTCGTTCGGCGATGAGTTCGGCGAGGTAGGCGGTGGCCTGTTCGCTCGCGGCTCCGCTGTTGGTCATGATGCGTTTGTACTGGCTGGCGGTCGGGATGCCGAGGCGCGCTTGGCGCCAGGCATCGCTTCCTTGTTCGCAGTCGAGGGTGATGAGGTTCATAGCGGGATTTCCTCGCCGGGTTCGTAGCTTCCCTCCGGTGCGGTTTCTGCTTCGGGCTGCACCGGGGCAGGCGGTTCGGCGGCCGGGGCGTGTTTGCGCAGCGTGGCGATGAGTTCGTCCGCCTTCTTCGCCGCCATGTCTTCCATACGGGCGGCGCCAACAAAGGCCAGCATCTTCCCTTCTTCTTTCCCGGTGCGTGACAGCAGGTCGCGCAGTTCGGCGATTTGTTCGTCGCTGGCCATCACTTCAGCAACGGCCGGGCGTGGCGCATCGGCGGTGCGCTCGGCTTCGTCCGGGTCGGCGATGCCGGAAAATCCGAAGGCGTAGCGTGCCGCCTGGATGGTCGCTTTGTGGCGCAGCATCCGGTTTGGCCATTGTCGCCACGGGTCGGTGTTACGTTTGCATTCGTCCATGTATTCGGTCATTTCCACCGGGTGCGTCCGGTCTTTGCGGTAGATGCGGCAGGTAACGGCGCGCAGGGCACCGCTGTCATCGAGGGTGTCGCGAAACTCCATGCCGTCAAAATCCGGGTGGCTGTTGATGATTTTCAGCCAGCCGTCAATGGACACGATGGGTTGCACGCCGCCACCTTTCGCCGGGAAGGCGTAGATTTCTTTGGTGATCGGATTGAGCTTGTACTCTTTCGCCACCATGAGAAACGCGGTGATTTGTTCGGGGCGCACGTTCGGCGAGGGCATGATGGTGCTGGCCAGCACGTCGCTGAAGGCTTTGATGTCTGTCGTGCCTGCAATGGCGGCAACGGCACTTAGTACGTCATGGGGGACGGGCAGATTCATGTTCAGGCTCCTCGGTTCAGTTTTATTTCAGCGCGCAGGCTGTTCTTCAGGTTGTTGGCAATCGCTTTGGCGTTGGTGAGGGTGGTGTTCATCTTCACGGTGATGATGTACTCCAGCACCGGTTCGTCGTGCGTCGTCTCTGGCATCGGTTGGGGTTCTGTTGTCGCTGCGGTTCCCGCCTTCGCCCGTTCTTCTGCTGCTATTTTTTCGCGTAGTTCCGCCTCTGCTTTGGCGGCGGCTTCTGCCTCAATGCGGGCTTTTTCGGCCGCCTGCCGTTCGTCTTCGGCGACAATGCGCGCGGCGATGGCGTCTTCAAAACCGCTATCCAGTGTCAGCAGGTCGTCAATGTCGGCAAACAGGTGCAGGCGGTCGGCCGGGATTTGTGCGTAGCGCGCTTGCAGGTACGCTTCTGTTTTGCCGATGAGCGCCGTCCAGTTCGCCAAGACTTCGGCGCAGCCCTTCTCCAGTCCGGCAAGTGTTTTTTTGCCTTTGGTCGCTTCTGTGATTACGCCGTCTAGCTCGTCAATGCGCAGCACTTTGCGCATCGCCGGTTGCAGGCGGGCATCGCATCCGGCAAGCGCTTTGTGGATGCCGTCACGGGTGCGGCTGGTGATTTCTTCTTTGACTTTTGCCTTCTGTGCCTTGACCTGTTTGTCGAGGGCGAGGCGGGTTTTGGCGAGCAGGTCGATGATTCCGCTGGTGGTGTCCATCAGCTTTTTCACGTCCGCCGCTTCGGATAGCGCGGCTTCCTGCGCGGCTTTGATGGCGTCCTCGGCGTTTTTGAAGTCTTTGACTTGTTGCTCTGCGATGGCAAAGTCTTCGTCGGTCTTGAGGTCGGTATTGACCTTGGCAATTTCGGCGCGGACGCTTGCGGCCACGTCGTCAATGTTGCTGGCGACGATGGCGGATTGGATTTTCAGGATGATTTCTTGCATGGCTTATTCCTCGGTTTCGATTTGTTTCAGGGCAAGGCGCAAAGCAGCTCGCGCTTGCGGGTCGTCATCCATCATGTCGATGGCATCCATCAGGGTTTGGGCGTCGTAGTTCATGCGACCTTCCCTCCGTCCAAATGGGTGAGCAGGTCAGCGAGGGTGTCAAATTCTGCATGGTTGTAACCTTCGCTTTCGCTGCCTGCGGTCAGGAGGTAACGCCCCGTCATCATGATGTGGATGGTGCGTTCACCGTAGTGGATGGATGCGCTGGCGTATCCGCTGCCGTAGCAAGCGGTGAAGCCGTCGGCATTGGGGAAATGCCCGCGCAGGGTTTCGATGTCGCGGTCGTATTTGCGGGTAATCATTGTTCTGCTCCTTCGATAATGGCCTCCGCCTCTGCGCGGATGGCCTCTTTCATTTCGCCGAAGTCGGCGAATACTTTTGACTTGCCGCCATCAATGCGATAGCCGTATGGCTTGGGGTTTACTTTAACCATGGCTATGTTTAATAGCCGGCCACGCATCTGCACTTTCACAAGTGCGTGAATGGGGGTCAGCTCTGTGGCGATGTGCGCTACCTGCGCCGCTGTTGGCGAGAATAGCGCGACCAGTTCTGCGACTTCGCGGGTGTAGGGGATGCTCACTTAGCACCCCCTGCACGGCGGCTGTCCCATGCGTTACGCGCCGCCCACTGCGCGCAGTAGCGGGCGTCGGGGTAGCTGCGCGCGGGGTCTCCCAAGTAGTGTCGCTCCCAGCTACGCCCGTAGCTGGTAATCCTGCGCGTTGTGCGCAGCGCCTCAGGTGAAATGGTGAAGGTGGCGGCGTAGCGCACGCCGCCCCAGCAATAGCTGGCATACAGCCAGCCGGATGAAACTCCAACCCGTTGGCGGATGCGCAAGGGGTTCGCCTTGCGTGGTGAAAAATGCGCACCACGCGTGTGCGCGCGGAACCAGCCACGTTTTACGTGGCGGGCGGCAGTGGTGATGTTTTTCATGGCGTTCTCCTTTTCCCCGCGCAGGCGGGGGTGTAGTGGGCGGCACACTCGTGCCGCATTTGTT